AGTGCAGATCCAGTACGGTAACGCCTTCTCGGAGGCGCAAGGTAGCAGGGAAGATCTGTCTACACTTCGGGGGATCCTGACCCGGCCTTTGGACCTGGAGTCCGACATGTGTCTGGTGGGGGAGGACGGGTTCTTTCTGTCGGGTCTAGTCCCCTACGCTGTTCGCGAGTTGCGCAGGAAGGGGGTTCAGGCGACGGTGGTAGGCGAACCACCTCGTGGTGAGCCCCGCCCCGTCCGAGGCGACATCCTCCAGGGGATCGAATTGCGTGACTGGCAGAGCTTGCTGGTCATGAAGTGTGCTATCGCTCGTCGGGGGATCATTGCTGTTCCTACTGGTGGCGGTAAGACGGTTATCTACGCTGCCATCCTCAGATCTCTGGGTCTTCCGTCCCTGACCATGGTCGGTCAGGTGAATCATGCCGAGCAGATGAAAAAAAAGTTCGACTCCTATGGGATGGGTGACGACACCCTTCTGGTGCATGGTGGGAGCCCTATGCCAGATGATGATTCTTGGCGCGAATACAGGCACATTGTAGGCGTGGCAAGCTCCCTCAGTAAGTTAGTCCGGAGCAATCATCCGGTGTTCGATACGGTGCAGGTTTTGGGTGTGGATGAGGCCCATCATATGGGCACCGCAGATACGTGGCAGATAGTGGCGTCTGAGTGTACGGCGAGGTACCGGTACGCCCTGTCTGCCACCCCTTTCGAGGGGGCCGACCCGTACGAAAACCTGTTCGACCTCGCGCTCATCGGACTGACCGGTGATATAATCGTGGACATGCCAGTTCAATTCTTACAGCAGCGGTCTGAGTTGGCTACGGCAACGGTCTACATGCAGCCAGTCACCAAGCCACTTGTCCCGGTCCCCGACTACAAGAACATCCGGTGGGCGTATTCCAGAGACAATGGCATTGTCAAACACTCCACCCGCAATGCGATGCTTCTCAATCAGATCGAGAAGCTCCATTCCGACCCCGACACCCGCACCTTGGTTCTGGTTTCTCAGATCAAACATGGGGACATGTTTGTGGAAAAGCTGTCCAAGCGCGGGATCAGCACGGTGTTTTTATCAGGTGCTGGCCGGGTCCGCGGATCAGATCTCGATCGGGATTCCATTCTAGCGGAGTTCCAGAAGGGAAGGATTCGAGTTCTGGTTGGCTCAGTCATCTTCGATGAGGCAGTAGACCTCCCCCAGATCACAGATGTGGTCATGGCCGCTGGGGGTAAGAAGGTTCGTCGTACCAAGCAGAGGGTGGGTCGGTCCCTTCGAGGTACCGCCCCTGTGCGTATCTGGGACATGATCGACATGCACAATCACATCCTCCGCACGCACTCGAATAAGCGTCGTGAGACTTACGAGTCTGACGGCCATAAAGTCACCGTTGGCTTCCCGCTAAGCTGGACAGGAGGACCCCGTGAGTCAGGAGAAGTACCACTACGATCGTGACTTCCAAGCTGCTGTTCTCGCGATCATGGTTAGAGAGCCCAAGGCTCTTCCGAACTATCGAGATGTTTTAGACCCCCGCTACTTTGGCGATCCGGATCACCGTACGATCGCCCGTCAGATAGTCGATCACTACGACGAATTCAATACGGCCCCAACTTGGCCTGAAGTGCGAGCCAAGATATCTGACCACTGCTACAAGCTTGAGGTTGATCCTGACGAACTGCTGGAGATGGTCAACCAGCTGGTGGATTATGACCAGCTGGATACCGACTTCGTCCTCGCCAGGATTCTTCGCTTCGGTCGCCGTCAGGAGATGCGCTTCAGTCTTGGCAAGATCATTGATCTGCTTGATGAGGATGAAGATTTCGATGAGGCTCGCCCGCTCCTTGAGCGGGCGCTTTCTGTTGGCGCTTCTCGGGAGTCAGGTATCGAGCTGTTCAAGAGTGTCGATAACCTGGAGGAGCTGGCTGACGACAGTGCGTTCGGGGGCGACCGTATCCCGACAGGGATCCCCGCCCTCGATGAGGCCCTGCACGGTGGTGTAGCTGGGCCTCAGTTTGGCATTCTTCAGGCGGCCCCCAAGACAGGCAAGAGTACGACGCTCGTCAGCTTCGGGACTGCGGGGATGCTCGACTTGGCTCGTCGCTACGATGGCAACGGGATGAAGACTGGTGTGCTTCATATCAGCCACGAGTTGTACGAGGATGATCTCCTGTACATGTACTTGGCTCGTCTCACTGGGCTTGCTCGCAACGAGTGTGCGGAGAACCCCGAGCTGGTCAGGGAGTGCTGGTCAGAGGTCAAGAAGTACGTCTTGGAGGACCAGCTGAGGATCAAGTACTTCGCTCCCTGGACGTTGACCAGTGGTGGATTGCGGGACTACCTGGGGCGTCTGCGAGCGCAGGGTTGGACTCCTCGGACAGTCATCCTCGACTACATGGACCGGATGAAGATCAACAGGGAGAACAGCTATCAGGCTTATGGGCAGCTGATAGACGAGCTGATCGGGATCGCAAACGACTTCGAGTTCAACATCTGGACAGGAACGCAGTCGAACCGATCGGGGTATCAGGCGGACAAGGCCAACGCCTCCCAGGCCGCCGATAGCTGGCTCAAGGTTGCCAACGCTGACATCTACATTCCAATCAGCCAGACGTACCAGGAGCGGTTGGCGCACGAAGTGCGCCTCAATGTCGAGTTCCTCCGTCGTGGAGAGGACGGTTTTGAGATCCCCTGTAGGATTGATTACGCCCGTGCAACGGTCAAACAATCAGGCAGTCCAGTCCGCGCTTGAGTGTCGGCTGGGGTACAGCAAGCGGGCGTCTGACAATGAGCTTCGGTTCAACTGTCCGAAGTGCAAGCACGACGACTACCGCCTGTATGTGAACCCCGACCGGATTCGTACGGACTTCTTCACAGGTAGGCAAAGGCAGGGGTGGTTTCTCTGCTTCGAGTGTCATTGGCGTGGCCCGCTGGAGTTTCTCTGTCAAGCGTTGGGTATCGACGTTGAGGACTTCCTGGCTTCCCCTGACGAGCTACGACAGCGTTTGATGAACTACGCTCCGATGGCTGAAGAAGGAGTCCCGCAGCTCCACTTCCCTGACAAGATTCCGGTGCTGATCAACGATCTTGCTCGTGAGTACATGGTCGAGCGAGGGTTGACCGATCGACAGATCATTGACTCCGGTATCTTCATCAGGATTGAAGATGGGTACACGAGAATTTACTTCCCCGAGTTTGACCTCGATGGGGGTATCCGCTACTGCGTGTCCCGGCGCTACCTGGAGGATGACAACTGGCCGAAGTACATGTCGGCTGGGTCAAGTAAGCAGCGTGGCGTGTACCGTCTGGCAGAATGTGAGGAGGGGGCGGAGATCACCTTGGTTGAGGGACCGCTTGATGCGCTGGTGCAGTGGGAGAACACTGCTGCTCTCTACGGTACGTTCCTCAGCGACCGACAACTGAAGATGCTCAACAGTGTGTCCGACAAGTTTCTGATCGCGCTTGATGCGGACGCTTACTCGTTTGCTGCTGAGCTGGGCGAGAAGCTGATGGATCGCGGCAAGCAGGTTCGTGTAGCGATCCTCCCCCCAGGGGAGGATCCGGCGTCTCTTGGCCGAGAGCGGTTTGCTGAAATCTGTAAGGCTGCGAAGGTGATGACGGATGGTGGCTTGATCAGGTTGAAGATGGGGTTGACCTCTGCTGGCTCAGGGGTATACTGACCCTAGAAAACACGGTTCACATAGTTGCTACACCGAGGTGTTCTGATGCTGCTCCGAGACTTCCCATCTCTCATCGCTGGTCGCTTTCCCACTCTACCGATCGACGACACCAAGCAGGAACTTGCTGTTACTATCTGGGCTAACCGTAAAGCCCGGGGTCTCGCCTATGACGAGCAGATCGAGGTTGATGACGATGAGTTCAGCATCCTCTGGCGCGTCTGCTGGGACAGATGTCTCGATCTCTACACCTTCATGGTCGCGCAGAAGCGCGACCCTCGTCGTGTTTCTAGACTTGAGAAGGGGGATAGGGGAGTCCGGTCGGAGGCGTTTGACTGGGCGGTGATGGGAGAGCTGAGGGCCGCGCTGTTCCAGGAATGTCGGATCAACCCTGCGTTTCTTCAGGCCTTGATCGACGGGGATTCTGAACTGACCAGGCACACCAACGCACTAGTTGGCCGTTACCAGGCCGAGGGTAAGCTTCGGCAGATCCAACCAACCCGAATACTGACGACTGCGCTATCGAGTCGTTTCAACATGCACCAGCGTACGGTTCATCGTTCCCGCCGAGAGGTGGAGCGTGCTCTGCTCGCGGTGATCTAGGAGAATCTGATGGAAGACAATTTGTCGATTGCACAGGTACGTCCCTCAACTGAACTGACCGCTGACGATCAGCGAATCAAGGTGGCTCCTGGTACGGTCCTCTTGCAGACGTACACTCCCGACGAGCACACAGGCACCGTGATCGTCGCGCAGTCTCAGGAGTTGCACGCGGGCAAGAAGGGCAACAACTTTCCTATGGGCCGTATCCTGGCGATAGGTGAGATAGACCTCGCCCAGGAGGCGATAGACAAGCAGAGGGTCGCTTTCTGTAAGCCGGGCGATATCGTCTGGTTCGACCACCGGGGTACCGGCATCATCATGCTCAAGGGTGAGGAGTACATCATCGCGCCGAGACAGTACATCCGTGGTGTGCTGATGGATGTTGAAAGTGCATAATCCAGACTGCACCAAGTGCGAGCTGCACAAGGTCGCCAAGTCTGTCTGTGTGAAGGGGCGGGGCCCTAAGAAGGCAGATGTCCTCTTCGTCGTTCAGGCCCCCGGTCCCCCAGAGGATAGGGAGGGCCGGGCGCTTCTTGGGCGAGCTGGAAAGTTGTTCGATAAGGTGATGGAGGAGGGGATCAACGACGAGGAGGGGACCCTCTCTTATCGGGTGACCAACGTGGTTCGTTGCTTCCCCGGCTTCAAGGATGAGGATGAAGACCGGATTAACAAGCCGAAGGCCAAGCACATCAAGGCTTGCCGTGAGTACCTTGATGCTGAGATCCGAGAGGTACAGCCGAGGATGATCATCCCGATGGGTGGGCCAGCGTCGAAGGCGCTGGCCGGGGACGGTCGGATCACGAAGGTACGTGGTCTCAAATTCACCTGGACCGACCCTGAAGACGAGACTTTCCAGATTCCTGTTATGCCGATCTACCATCCATCGTTTGTCGATCGTGACCAGAAGCTGCGGTATCACGAGTGGGGGTCCGACATCATCCGTGCGCTCCAGATGATGGACGGGGAGGCCGAGGAAGAGTTTGATTATCACCTGATCGAGACTCTCGACGGGGCGATTGACTTGATTGACAAGATCATTTCGCTGCACACCGTGGGGAAGATTAAGTCACTCAGTCTTGATGTTGAGACTGACGGCGACAAGGGAGCCGAGTCTCCGCTGATGAAGTGCTGGGATCCCAAGGGCGGAATCTTGTCGGTCCAGCTGTGCTGGGAGGAGGGGATTGCGTACATGATTCCGCTCCATCACCCGGAGTGCCCCATGGACCCGCTGGAGGTCGCAGCATTGGAGAAGAACCACCTCCCCAGGTTGATCCGGCATGTCCCGATATACGGGCAGAACATCAAGTTTGATTGTCACTGGATCAGGGAGAAGTGGGGCATCTGGCCGAAGGTGGATTTCGACACGCTGCTTGCGCATCAGGTTCTCTACAGTGGGACGAAGCCGAACGGTCTGTCTGCGATGGTGGGTTGGTATGTCCCAGAGCTGGGTGGTTACGACATCAAGCTCCGTCAGTGTATCAACGCTATGCCCAACGGGACCGAGGACTTCTTCGGTCAGGTGCCCTTGCGTGAGATTCTGTGTGACTACGGTTGCGGGGATGTTGACGCGGTGTTCCGTCTGCGAGAGATCTTCGAGAAGTGGCTGGAAGACGATGGGTTGGTAGAGGCTATGCGGTTGGTGATGTCCGCGTTCCAGACCATGGCGGAGATGGAGGCGGAGGGATTTGTTGTAGATCATCAGGTTCACGCCGAGATGGTCGAGGGGTACCTGGAGCGTGTAGCTGGGCCCGCCAAGCGAGCGTTCTTCAGCAGCCCGTACTACCGTCAGCACGAGGCCAGGACAGGGATGGAGCTGAGTCTCAACAGCCCTCCCCAGCTGAGGACATTCTTCTTCGAGACTCTGGGTTGCGTCAGCAACAAGAAGACGAAGGGGGGAGAGGCCTCTTGCGATAAGGAGGCGTTGGCTGAGATATGGGACGGGTACATCCAGTACCGGCCTGTGGTCGAGGCGCTTCAGACGGTCAAGCAGGCGGGCAAGTTTCACTCGACGTACATCAAGGGGCTCAAGAAGCATCTACATCCGGATGGTCGAGTGCGTCCCAACTACAAGCTGGAGGGGACCGACACAGGCCGACTGTCTGCGTCGAAGCCTCCGATCCACAACATCCCCCGAGGGTCTGAATTGCGGCGGATGTTCCGGAGTCGGCACGACGACGGTCTGATCCTCCAACTTGACTACTCGCAGGCTGAGCTACGTGTGCTTGCGATGCTGTCGGGTGACGAGACGTTCTCCGGTGTGTTCCAGCGTGGGGAGGATATGCACACCGCGGTTGCGGCTGCGGTCTTTCAGATCCCTGCTTCCTTGGTCACACCTGAGCAGCGAAACATCGCCAAGACAGTCATCTTCGGGCTGATTTATGGCCGAGGTGCCAAGGCAATAGCCAGTGTTACGACGCTTAATGAGCATGAAGCCAAGGCGTTCATCGGTGACTTCCTGCTCCGCTTTCCCCAGGTGGATGACTGGTTGAGCAAACACAAGATCCTTGGGGTCAAGGACGAGGGTATCTGGACACCCCTTGGTCGTCGTCGGCTTCTTCCGCGAACCAAGTTTGATACGGCGGAGATCGAGCGTCGAGCAGTCAACACGGTAATCCAGTCCACAGCTAGTGATCTTACCTTGCTGTCTGCTGTGGCGGCCAGCCGTAAGCTGGCCGCTATGGAGTGTGAGACCCGGCTGGTGTCGTTCGTTCATGATGCGTTGATCTTTGATGTTCCTCCTGCCGAGGTGTGGCAGGTGGCGACCATGGCGCAGTCTGTCATGGTCACAGTTCCTCTTGGGTATGGTTGGGCACAGGCTGTCCCGATGGAAGCTGAGCCAGAGGTGGGTCCCAGCTGGGGGGAGAAGTGCAAGATGACTCTCGGGGATGATGGGGTGTTTACCGTCAGGGGGGACATGGACATGCTCTCCAGGATGAAGTGGGTATTCCGTGAGATGTTGTCGGGGGTGGAGATGGGCTACGACAAGGAGAAGAAGAAGGAATTCTTCGTTCTTCGTGTCTGCATGATGCCTGAAAAGTCTCTTACCTAGATAGGTACACACAGTTTTCACGTTCTAATTGAGGTTCACACAATGGCGAAACGCCGCTTTTCATTCAACAAAGACCGCGCAAAGAAGGCCGCCTCCGGGGGTGGGGGACAGGGGTCGAAGGACTTCCGGGGCTTCGATGTGGGCGACAACTACATCCGTATCCTTCCGCCATGGAGCGAGGAGGGAGATGTTTTCAAGGCGATCCACCAGTGGTGGCTTCCGGCTCCTGTGAAGGGATCCTGCTACAACTTCGAGGAGATGGGTCTGGTTGAGACTTGTCCTATCAACTCGGCGTGGCTGGAGGCTCGGCGTCAGCTGGGCGACGACCATGAGTTCATCGACAACGGTGGCTCCCGCATCAGCTACCTGGCTAATGCGCTGTTCTACACAATGGATCGCGATCCGGATGGCAACCCGGTTGGGGACGGTGTCGGTGGTGTTCCTGGATTGAAGTTGGAGCGCAGCGAGCCGTTCATTGCTCGCATCAGCTACACCGTGGCGATGATGGTCTATGAGATGATCGCAGATCCCGAGCAGCAGCCGTGCGCGGTGGACCCGGAGCAGGGTCGCATCATTCGCGTCCGTAAGCCGAAGAGCTTTTCCGGACAGAACAACTACTCCGCTCTGGTCCTTGGCGCTCCGCACTCCTTCGGAAGTGACGATGCGAAGATGGACAAGATCTGGGACAACCTGCACGATCTCGACAAGAAGACGGCGGCAACGCAGAAGAGTCGTCAGCGGGCCCAGTCGCTGGCCGACAAGATCTACACCGAGGTCCTCAAGCAGCAGCCTGCGCGGAGGACTCCCTCTCTGGGCCCTCCCCCCCAGACCGACGCTTCCCGTACTGTATACGAGACCGTTTCGACCCCTTCCGAGGACAGCGTCCCAAGCTCCGGAGATACCGACCCAGCTCCGAGCGGGGCGACTGATGAGCCCAGGACAGCCGCCCCGGGCGGGTATGGGTTGCCGAAGCCGGAGTGCTTCGAGCACCACCCGCCGAGTGACAAGTGTGAGGGGGGCGGTCTGGAGCCCCATGCGAATGCCAAGACTTGCCAGTTGTGTCCGTGGGAGTACCACTGCGAGACCGCTAGTGCTAAGGCTGCGGCATCGTGAACCTCACAAACGTGCGGCGTCAGCTGCACTCTCTGCCTAACAAGGCTATGGCCTAGGATCTCGAC